AATCAGTTCTCGATATGTATTGCGTATTACAACCCACCGTGATCTGCGAACCCCATCCTTCCATGGTTTCTGAGCACATGCTTTCATGAAGATATCCCAGCAGCAAGTTACAGATTTACCACTGCCAATTGGCCCCATGATTCCTCTTACAAACTTCTCAGAAGCATGAAATTTCTTGGGTGTTGCTTCAGCATTATACTCAATTACACTCATATATTAGCACGAAATACAAGTACATCACCAAGCTTGCCAGCTTCACCTGCCGGCCATTCTTTTGCAAACTTCTGCAAGTAAGGAAGCGAAGCATTTTGGCCATTCCGATCTTTCATTGATACAAATAAATGGTCAACTGCTTTCTTTTTTGCAGCAGCCCTGCCCCTCTTGAATGCTTTCAGAACCCACTTCATTTCAGACTCACAAAGGACAGGAGATGTAAATTCAGCCTCTACATCATCTCCATCATCTGATTCAAACTTTGCTTCCTTTGCTATATCAAATCCGAAGAAGTCTGATATTTCATCAAGTTCCATACCAGCAGCAAACTCTTCAATTTCTAAAAGGGTTGTTTCATCCAGGTTTTCGCTATCTTCAAATTTAGCATAAAACTTTGATCGTGCCACGACGTAATCCATTTATGAGCCAATATAAGTGAATAATACCTTATAAGGCTAAGAAAGTAAAGAATTATTTCTATACTATATGTCGGTAATATGGTGATGAAAAATTTGAAAAATTTTTTTAGGCACACGAGGCAGCTATACACAAAGCGTAAGGAATCTATTAAAAGTATAAGTAAGCCCCCTGTGTGCCTGTGACAGCACAAATTAGGGGCTGATAAGTATTGTTTGTGATGGCATAAGTTAGGTGGGTTTAGACTTAGACTTAGGTTAACAGCTAGACTAATATACTAATACACAAGGCGCCAGTGTGGAGGTACTAATAGACTAATATACAATCGGACGAACGGTAGTATATTTTATCTTACTATTGGAGGATAATTAAATAGCTGGAGGATAACCCTTTAGCTTAACTTAACTGAAAAGGTGACTAATATGTCTAATGTTAAAAGCGTAAACACTAAAGAAATAAACGCCTATATAGCAGAAGCTATTGAGGCAGGTAAAACTACCGATGATATAAAGGTAGGACTGATAACAGAGAAAGCACTTTCATTTAATGCAGCGGCTAAGTGCTATTTAGCTTATCTTAAGGAGAATAACTTATCGGTTAAGCGTGTCTCCTTCTCTGATGGGTATCACGCTTTCCTTAAGACTGGTGTGAAGTCTGTCGAGGAAGTTGAAGCCTATATTAAAGAGAACGGCTCCAATAATACCTGGAATCATCGTGGGTACTATCTCGGAGAGGCCAGTCTTGCTAACCACTTCCATGAGCTGATGGCTAAGAAAAAGTAATCTGTAATAGCTAATTAAGGAGGGCAAATAATGCCCTCCTTTTTTCGTCTATTGAAAGTGGATTGTCATCCATCCAGCGGTAATCTTGGCCCACCCTCATCTATGGTCATTTTGATTAGCCCGCCACGGGCTTTTGCACCACGGTATATGCACAACTGTTCTATCTGTGAATCATCCATCCAGAGTTTGGCATGTGTACATGCATCAAGAAGGGCTTTCATATAGTTGTCCAAGTCACGGCGTCTGTCATCTGGCATATGCACAACAATCTCTATGTGCAGTACATCTTCCCGCTGGAGATAGCCGACCTGGCTAGCAAGTGCCTGCTCTAAATCCAGCCGGTAGTCCTTGCCCTTTGTTTTAATATATACTATTTTTTTCTTACCAATGCTCTTGCTACCATAGTAATCATTCACTGACGGCGGAAAAGGTAAGTATAATATAACTGAATCCATTGAAAATCCTCTTTTAGTCTAATTTGGCCTACTTTTACCTACCTGTTATCTACTACTACTACTACTAAATATATATATATATATTAGTAACTTAGAAGAGAGGTAGAGCCTAAGGTAGGCACCACCTGCGCCTTACGCTCACGCTCTCAGCACCCCCTAAAATCGTCTACTTTTCGAGGCTAAGTCCTTGATTTTCCTCGCTTTTTTTGGTACTTAAGCTGTAGATTCTCAGTAGTTTATAGGTAGCCTTAATACTACCTGAATATTTATCACGGTAACATCATCATCTTAAACTCAGGAGTAACCTTGTACACTCTCTTTCTACGTCCCATCTCATTGATGGGTGTTAAGAAGTCATGGGTTACCATATAATCAATAACCTTTTGCACGCCTGTCTTAGGATTTGTGCGAGTCTTGCTATCATCATCGAGCTTCTTCACAGCGGAATTGTTCTTCAGATTGAACGACAACGTAGCCAGCGGGAATATTCCTTTATCACGATCAGTCTTGGATAAGCCAGTCTTTGCAGACCTGTACTTATTAGTTAACATTCTAACTATACATGGACCAACTACATGGCGAGCAATATCATACATTTCACCAGAACCAGAAGACATAAAGAATTTATCAACACCACTGTATTCATAGTGAACCATGGACTCTGCCCATTCCCACTCTGCCGGCTGGATTATTAGATCATGATGATTAAATACGCTAGCTATCGCAGAGAACTTAAGAGCCTTGAGTGACATTCGGCTTGCCATATTCGCTTTAGTATTATTTACATCTTTATATTCATTATACTGATCGGTGAAATATTTCTCCAATCTATCTGCCCTTTCATATATTCCTTCACCAAATTCAAAGTTCCATGCTTGAGGATTTGGAGTTGCTTGAACCTTGGCACACTTAGCTGCCAAGTTTCTCAGTTTATCCATACATTTATCATTGATGCTAGACTTCTGACTTTCCCAGTTTCTGTAAGGCTTCTTACCAACTATTCTATATATTGATTGTCTAGGAAGATGACCAGAGTCTATAGAGTTATTATCTCTGAATGCCTGTTGCAAACTATCAGCAGTAGACTCATTGATAATACTCAAAGCTGGCGCTCTCAAGTTTGGTATACTCTTGTCTTCATCAGAATACTCAGCTCCAATGAATACATCATGAGCCCCGCTTTTGGTATATAAATCCAGTAAGGCTCGAAGTAATCCGCTCTGATCGCCACTTTTAGTCTGCATCAACAATCCTGCCTCAGTAAATACAGATATCTGAGACAATGCATTCTTCATACGATTGACAATCGCTTTGCTACCTGTAAATTTACTCTTGCCAAGAAATGAACTTGATATAATATTATCACCTTCATCAACAATATCAAATAGTGCCTTTGATATAAATTTAACAATGGAATCCTTGCCCATTCCTGTATCCATAATAAGAGTAAGGTACACATTCAGACCTGTGCCAGATATGTTAAACTTGCGTCCTGCTATACCTGCGATAAGTCCTATTGCACTTACTACTGCGACTTCTTTATATTGATATAATTGCATATCATATGCAGATTGAGAAAGCTCACCAAGCATACCTGGAGGCCAAGGTATCTCCTGAATATCTGAAGTGCCTTCATCTTCAATATCTGATAGATCAACTCTACCATCATCTACCAGCTTCGCTACAGCACTGTCAACTGACCTTGATATATCATCAAACCTATTCTGCCAACGTTCATCATGAACTGGACAGGATGACATCAAACCTTTCAATGTTTGTATGACAACTTCTCTAGCTACCCCATCCTTGATTTGCATATAAGCATATTTGTTAATCGCTTGATGCAATCCTGTGCCTCCATTTGTAATAGTTGCTATAATATCTGATATAGACTCTGGACTGCTCCCATCAGAATAATTATCACAATCGTTCCCAGAGTCATTGACACAAACATTACTGTCATTGATATCATTATCTGCATCTTTGTAAGACCCAGATTCTTCAGCATTTGATTTGGGCTTAACTTGTTCATAATCTTTACCCTCAATATATTCATAATGTTCAAAGACTCCATCATTAACGTCATCCCTTGAAGGAATGAACCATGGCTGACTCCATGTACTCATTTCCTTCACATTCTTGATATCGACATCCTTAGCATTTAACTCCTTGAGAATCTTATTGACAGTAGCTTTTAGATTCTCCTTGTTATCAATCTTACATGGAATGACAACCCTGAATTTATTCTTACTCATACTATGACTATGAGTAGTATATATGAAATGATTGATTCCCATTTCTGTGAGCGCTATATTAACGTCAATTGGAGGGCAGCATGAAGTAGCATCTTTAGAAGTACAATCTCCATCCAGCACGAGCACATCAGCGGAAGCTAAGTTAACATCCTTGCGCTCTGCTGGATCAAGTTCACCTCTTACAAAATAACCTATGTGTTTGGAGCCTTTAGTTGGAGTGCTAAACATTGAAGATAATTCAGTTAGAGTGTATTCTCTTACAATTCCGTTTACTGAATTATTTTGATTTCCTTGGAAATTTGTTATTTTCACTAATTGTCTCCAATTTTTATTATATGTATCGCATCGACTCGTTATTGTACTATGTGCAGCCTAAAAAGTCTAATAGATTCTACTTATAGGGGTATAAGAAAATTCTATTAGACGTTTCTATAAAACAGGAGTACAATAATACCGTTAATTTACATTATGTAAATAAAAGACTAAAGTGAACCTAAATGTTGGAGACAACAATGACTGATATAAATGCTGACCTATTATATAAGTATAAAATTGCCGAAGCAAATTTGGCAAAAGCAAAGGAAGTCGAGATGATTATACGTCTTCTCATTTGCGATGCTCTCATCTCTCACTCCCCTCTTGGAACTAATAAATTCTTAATTGATGGATACGCAATAACTGCGGTTAAAAAAATCAATTACAATTTGGACAAGGAATTGTTGGAGTCCAAAGTCAAATATTTCACAGAAGAAGAACTTGAATGTATCCGCTGGAAACCTGAGCTTGCCATGAAGAACTATAAAGCTCTGGATGATACATCTGCTCTCGATGAAGTGATCATTACCACACCTGCCACTCCGTCTCTTGAAATAAAGTTCAAAGGAGAATAACAATGTGTGAATTCTATGTTGAACGTTGGGATGGTCACAATACTTCATTTCTTAGTCTCGCTGACAGTGAAGATTCACATTCGATTATATGGAATGAAGAAATCGATGAAGATTGTTTAATGCCATATTGCTGTGCCAAACTTGCCTGCATTATTGCAAAGGGCAAAGTTGGATATCGTGTTATGCAAGTAAAGCAATATAAGCACTTATGATATCCCATTGGAGAATTCGCTATCTTAATCGTGATGAATATATTACTATCCACGAAAATGGCAGAACTCAACTTGAGCAAGTTATTCTGCATTGCATTAAAAATAAATATGCACTTGCAGAAGTTTTCATTGTTGAAAAGTCTGTACACTATGAAAACAAAAATCTTGCTGATCTAATATTACTTGAAATTAAAAATAGGAGTATGAAGTGAATACACTATATAATAAAATTCGCCCTTTAGTGTGCTATCATGAAACAGCGATGGATATATGTGCAATAGTTATTAACCACTATGCTGAACTTCAGTACAATGGCGCTGTGAATTATTCTAAAATACCAACACACATGCGTTACGCATTACTTGGATATATTAATGAAGGAAATACAGTAGGAGATTTTCTTACTGCCATCATTTGTAATGATTTAAAGGAAGCAGTCGGTCGTGCTGATCTTACTAACATGCCATTGATTCATACATACACATCATTCATGTACAATGAAGCCCCTGCTATTTGCTGGGGATCAAAGGCAGATATGGATTCATGGATAAACAAAGGGGGCATGCAATCGAAAACACTCTATCTAAAGCAAACTATATTTGAAAGGTGAATAAAATGCAAACATTAACAGTTGTAGCAATAAAAAATGGTGAACGTGTTGTTGTTCATGATACAAAAACTAAAGCAATGATTTTTATTCTTGCAAATAAAAAGAACTTCAAGTATTTGATTGAAGATGTAAATATACCATGTAATTTAACTACAAATCAATTAATGGAATATGCTCGTAATACACATGTCAATGACACACGATTAATTCTGCGCAGTGATATTATAGGATTATTGTCATGATAATTGAAACAATGAAGTGTGGTTCTGTGAAGTATTTCAAATTACTGGATGGCAAAAAACCAGTATTCACAATAAACAGAGCACAAGCACACGAATTTACAGATCTGACTGCTTGTAAGGGAATCCGTGATTTAATTCTTGAAAAAGTCGATAAAGCAAATATTCTTTTAACAAATGGTATGAGGTAATATGCCAGTAAAAATAATTAGCAGTCGGCAATCTATTGATTCAGTTAAAGGTATTGTTTATGGTGGGACAGGTGTTGGTAAAACAGTACTTATGGCTACTGCACCTAACCCAATTATAATATCCGCTGAGCGTGGGTTGCTGTCACTTGCTGACAAAGATGTACCAGTAATAAATGTCACAACTCCTGATGAATTTGAAGAAGCATATCAGCTTGTATTGACATCTAAGGATTATGAAACAATTTGTATTGATTCAATATCTGAAGTTGCTGAGGTTATGCTTTCAAAATACCAAGGCAAATATGCAGATGGCCGTAAAGCATATGGTGAGCTTAATATTGAATCAATGAAATTAATGCGTAAATTTAGGGATATATTTGGCAAGCATGTTTTCATGATTGCCAAAGAACTGAGGATAACAGATGATTATACAGGAATAACTTCATTTGTGCCTTCTCTACCAGGGAAAACCCTTGTAAGAGAAAACCCATATTTATTTGATGAGGTGTTCTCTATGCAAATAGGTGAGACGAATAAAGATGGAGTGACTGAGTCTTACAGGTTCTTGCAGACGCAGCCATCTATTACTCATTTGGCAAAGGACAGAAGCGGTAAGCTGAATCCTATTGAACGGCCAAATTTGACTATGATAGTGAACAAGATTATGGGTAAATCTGCACCCAAGACGCAGAAGAAAGAGGTAAATTAATATGGCAATGTTGCCAAAAGTGTTTAAAGCTTCAGAACATGAATCGATGCGTGATTTTACGCCAATCCCTGGTGACAAGTATCTTGCTCAGATTATTAAATCTGAAATCAAAGATACAAAAGCTGGTGATGGCAAGCGTCTGCTTATGCAGGAAAAGATTTTAGAAGGTGAATATAAAGGTCGAATTGTTTTCATTGGCCTTAATATTCTTAATCCAAGTGAAATTGCTGAAAAGATTGCCAATGAAGAACTAAAAAGTATTGCAGAAGCAGTTGGCAAGGGCAATACAGTAATCACTGATTCTCAGGTTCTGCACGGTATCCCACATTACATTCACGTTGTGGTTGTGCCTGCTACAGATGCATATCCTGCGAAGAATGAAATCAAGAAGTATGAATCTGCAGGTGTATCTGGTGGATCAGACAATTCTGATCCATTTGAAGATGATGGAGCTGAAGAGTCTGAAGGTACAGCTGATTAGTGTTACAGCACAAGTTGGAAATAAGGCAGCGATTGTACTACCTGTCGCAGGGATTAGTGCAGTTAAATACGGCTCTTTACAGTGAGAGTTTGCCGAATATTCTGTGGCATGGATGCTTTTACTGAATGAGGTGTTTTATGGATTATAGATTATCAAGAATACACATTGATGAAGAAGGCAATAGAAACAGAGAATTGCTTTTATCTGGATTCAATACTATTGAATCTCTTGTTGCAAGGTTCAAAAATCAGTTTCCTGATGGTACAGAGTTTGAAAGTGAGTACACAGAAGCTGTCAAACGTCTTGCCATAAAAGTTGTTGGGCAAGACCTTGAATATGAAATAGTTGAACTGAAAGATGTTGATCTTGCATATGAAAAAGGTATGACACTTATTGAATTACTTATCATTATCGCAATCATCAGCATACTTTTTGTAATTGCATCGGTAGGTGTCAAAAACAAGATCAAAGATGCAGTTGATTGTAGCTGTGTTTGTAATGAAGAAGTGAATAAAATGGATAATGATTCTGGTTATTTAATAATCTGAATAAATTTTGTAAGCACAAGGATGTGTTGGTATGCAGTAAGCAGCTGCACTGATGAGACTTATTTTAGTCGAAACTACACAATGGAGAACACCATGAACACAGAAATCTTCAAAAACTACCAAGAATTTATTGCGCGCCCCGATAGCACCGTTAACGGAGTGTCTCCCGAGTTTGCTGCCGCGCATCCAGACTCCCTCGAAGAATACGCGAACGAAAGCTGTTGGAACTGCCACGACTGCCACAGCTGCGTCGACTGCCACGACTGCCACTACTGCCACGACTGCCACTACTGCCACGACTGCCACGACTGCCACTACTGCCACGACTGCCACTACTGCCACGACTGCCACGACTGCGTCGGCTGCCACTACTGCCACGACTGCCACGACTGCGTCGACTGCCACGACTGCCACGACTGCGTCGGCTGCCACGACTGCCGCAACTGCCACTACTGCCACGACTGCATCAAATCCGTCAGTATCGAAGCTTAGTAGCTACCCAGACAGACCGTCGCCGGTCTACTTAACAAAAACGCGCCTAGGCGCAGGAGCAACAGAATGAGCAAGTGCGATAGAAAAGAGTGCGATTCTTCACTTACTTGAAGACTGTGTTGATGAAAAAAAGGTAGTGACACACTATATCACTACTGACTGGAACGGAACGATTATCACAGAACCTATAAGGGAATGTCCGAACAACTAAACAAGGTGGCCAAGGATGGTGTCTGCAGCACAGCAGCTGCACTGATGAGACCTGATGCTGGTCGAAACTTTTATCTTATATAGGTGAACAACATGAAAAGCCCAAACATGATAACAAGAATCATAGCAAAGAAAGATTTACAAGATATGCTTAAGGCATGTCGTGCCGCCAGCCTAAGTGTAGAGAAGTTAGACGCAGGCTACCAAGTACACGCTGGGGAAGTCTTGGTCCTGAAGGCCATGAATGGGCATAACGGATACTTAACAAGAATGGCTGATAATCTTTTCTCTTAGCTCACAATGTTGGATGAAACCAATAAGAGGTATTAAGTGGTACTACTGCCAATAAAGAACCCGATAGATGAAGCAATAAATGGAGTTACAGAATATAAATTGCCAAGACCATATCTTGGTTATTCAAGTTTAAATCATCCTTGCAAGAGATACTTGTGGTATACATTCCGTTGGTGTTATATGCAGATGATTGAGCCAAAAGGTCGCCGAATTTTTGAACGTGGTGATCTGGAAGAAATGCGCATCATAAGAGATGTGAAAGCAGGTGGCATAGATGTTTATATGATAAACAAGAATGGCGGGCGGGAAGAAG